CAACCACATAGCCGAGGTCGTCAGCCGCGTTGAGAAGTCTGCCCAGGATCTGGGCAACCGATCCTCCAAGCGCATAGCGCAGCGCGCGAGCGAGTTGGCCCCACGCAAGACAGGGCAGGAGGCGGGTGACTTCAAGGTCGAAAAGACCAGCGAAGGCTACGTCATCGGCAACGAATCGCCCCACTTCATGTTCCAAGAGTTGGGAACGCGGCGGAACCGAGCGCACCCTGCGCTTCATCCAGCCGCGCGCGAGGAGGAGAGCAAGTTGAAGGAGGATGCAGAGAAGGCCATAAAGATGGCCGCTGAGCTATGAGTAACCAGAACAGCGCAATGGGGCCTGTACAGGCCACGATCTACACGGTGCTAACCGGCGACTCCACCCTCAAAGGTCTGGTTGGAACCAACATCTTTGACGAGGTTCCACCCAACTACAGTGACTTCCCATACGTCGAGTTGGGAGACGTCACCGAGACGCCAGACAACACGTTCAGTGAAACCGGGCGAATGGTCGAACAGGTGATCCACGTCTACAGTCAAGCGAAGGGCTGGCTGGAGTCGCAGAACATCCTCGAACAGCTGGTTCATCTCATAGACGAGACGCTGCTGCCGAATCCGACCGGCTGGACGACCTACATGAGCCTGTATACGTTCGGCCAGGAGATCCGCGAGCCGGACGGCGTTCGACACATCGTCTCGCGGTTCACCATCAAAGTAAGCAGACCCGGCCACTAACGGCCAAGGAGAGAGTCAAATGGCAGCACTTCAGGGCAAGAACGCGGCCGTCAAGAACGGCGCGAACACCATCGCGGAGATGGACGAGTGGACGTTCACTCCTTCCATCGCCATGCACGAAAAGAGCAAGTTTGGCGACAGCGCCAAGAACTTCCTGACTGGCCTGGTGGACGGCACCATCAGCCTGAAAGGTCGTCACGACCAGACCGACACGCTCGGCCAGGCCGCGCTCTGGACGGCGTTCCTCGCGGGAACCACCGTCACCATCTACATGGAGACGGACGCCACGGGCAACCACGGTTACACCGTGACCGCGCTCATCAAGGATCTCCAGATCAAGGCAGCCGTCGCTGGTCTTGTGGACATCACCATCAACCTCCAGGCTGACGGTCTGCCGGCCTACGCGTAATGGCCGCGCTGCAAGGTCTGCACGCTGACGTCTTTGTTACCTCCACTCCGGGCGTGGCTGTGACGGACGAGGCGATGACCGACATATCAGCCAACGTGCCCGGACAGGCCGTGCGGACGTGCTATGCGGTCACGAACGCGGTCAAGCGATACTTTGACCCCACCGCTACCAACACGTTCACGATCTCTTTGGACGGCGGCACCACATGGAATCCGGTGACCCCGGATCACGTCGAGGCCGGATTCATCCGGTTCAATGCGTCTCAGCAGGCGTCTCCGGCCGCGATGTTCCGGTTCCACTCTGGGAACTATCTGCCGTATGCCCACATGGGTGGCAGCAACGAGTGGACGATGACCCCGAGCGTGGCGATGATTGACGTCACGGAGTTCGGGAGCACAAGCAAGCAGTACAAGATCGGCCTACAGGACGCCACGGTGTCCGTGAAGCGATACTGGTTTGACGACAGCATGCGGTCAACCATGGGCAACCTGTTGATCCTCGCGCTGTACGTGAACGCGGCGTCGCAACCGGCTGGCCCACGGTATGAGTGCCTGGCCTATCTCAAGGATGACGCGCTCAAAGCGGCCGTCGCAGGCGTCATCGAGGAGTCACTCAACTTCCAAGTCCAGGCTCCGTCCGGCGCGACAAACTCCGTCTGGTTCCTGTCCAACTAAGAAGCTGGGCTGAACAAGCTCAGACTGTACTCAGACGGCCGCAAGGCCCAACACCCAACAGTCCGGCTGGCCCGGACAATTCGCCCAGGAGGCAACATGGGAAAACGCGAACAGATCCTTCAGATGGTCGGTGTCCTCAAGGAGGAACCGGCGAAGATGCCTGGGCCGGATGGCCCTGTCGATGTTCTCCTCCGGGAGATGACCGGGAAGGAGGCAGAGGAGTTCGAACAGGCGCTGGACAAGAAGACACCGAACACGCTCGGCCGTCTCCTCCAGACAAGCATCTACGATCCTGAAACCAAGGAGCGGCTGTTCCAGCCAGCGGATCGCGCGGCGCTGGAGGAGTTGGGCATGACCGCCCTCAAGCCCATCCTTGAGAAGATCAAGAAGGTCAGCGCGATCTCGAAGGCTGACGTGGAGAAGCTCAAGGCAAATTTAAAGACCACCCCTACAGAAGGCTGAACTTCATCGTCGCGGAGCGAACCGGCCGGACAGTCGGAGAGCTTCTCAGGACTGTAGGGAACAGTGAACTGCAAGAATGGAAGGCCCACTTGATCCTCGAAGCTGAAGAGCGTGACGAGGCCATCGAGAAGGCGAAAGGTGGAGGATAGGCGTGGGTGTAATCGCTGATCTCGTCGTCAAGGTCTCAACGAACCTCAACGACTTCAAGACCGGGATGGGCGAGGTCAACTCCAAGGTTGACGAGGCCGGTGGCGGCTTCGGCAAGCTCGGCGCGTTTGCTCTCGGAGCAGGCGCGGCGGCTGCCGTAGCTGTCACCGGCATTGTTGCTTTTGGCGTTCACGCGGTGGACGCGGCCACGAACGCAGGCCAGGCAGCGTACGACATGTCCGAGAAGTTCGGGCTGCTCCCCGGCGTAGCCTCCGAGTGGATGGCCGTTGGGGACGCGCTGGGCATCTCGGGAGACACCATCGGGCGCAGCTTCCAGTTCCTCGACAGGAACATGGAGGCCGTCAAGCTTCAGATGGAGACAAGCAAGAAGCACGTCAGCACGCTGGCGCAGCCTTACAAGGATCTCGGAATCAACATCTTCAACGCCAACGGAACGATGAAAGACTCGAACACGATCATGATGGAGGCGGCAGACGTGTTCGCCAAGATGCCGGACGGCCCCGAGAAGGCTGGGTTGGCTATGAAGCTGTTCGGTCGTTCCGGCGCGGAGATGATCCCCATCCTCAATGAGGGAAGCGCGGGCATCCAGAAGCTGATCGACCAGGGCAAGCTCACGGGTGTCGTCATGGGCGGCGACGCGGTTGAGGGCGCTCACAAATACTTCCTCGAACAGCAGCAGCTGAACGAGTCCATGCAAGGTCTGACCATCCAGATTGGGACGTTCCTGATGCCTGCGATGATCCAGGTGACCGGCTGGTTCCTCAACGACCTGATCCCGGCGATCCGCCAGGGCTGGTCGTGGTTCCAGGAGCACCTGTACCCGGCGCTGGTCCAGGTCTATGCTGGCTTCATGCAGCTGATCGGCCCAGCGATCCAGTACATCAAGGATCACTTCAACGACCTGAAGCCTGTCCTCGAAGCTGTCGGCATCGTCGCGCTGGTTGTACTCGGCGTGATCGTCGTGGCTATCGGGCTGGTGATCGCGGCCGTTGTCCTCCTCGTGGCCGGGATAGCATGGCTGACGGGACAGATCAGGACGAACGCGAACGCGTGGGCGGCTGACGTCCAGAACTTCGTCATAGGTGGTATCAACAACTTCCGCAACTTCGTGGCGTTCGTGCAGGCGATCCCGGACAACGTCCGAAGCGCCATTGGTTCAACCGCTCACGGCATGTGGGACGCGATCTGGGCCGAGTTCCGAGGGATGCTCAACCGCATCGTCGGCGCGTGGAACGGCCTCCACTTCACGATAGGTGGCGGAAGTTTCATGGGCCAGAACATACCCTCCATGACGCTTGGGGTTCCACATATCCCCTACTTCCACCAGGGCGGCTCGGTTCCCGGAACTGGCGACATGCTTGCCATGCTACAGGGCGGCGAGCGAGTTCTGAACCGGTCAGAGGCCGCGAGCTACGGCATGACGCATAGTCGGCCGGAGATCCACGTTCACATCGACCAGGGCGCGTACATCGACGGCCCATCCATTGACATCCTCACGAACAAGATAGCCCAGCGGTTGGCGTTCTCAACCGCGCTGTAAGGAGAAGGCTTGGCTACACTCGGGAAGTTCCAGAACACTGACTTTGAGACGGTCAGCCAGTGGTGGTCGCTGCAGGGAGACGCCAACGACACGGCGACTTTCACGACCAACGCGGTGAACGCTCGAAGCGGAAGCACGTACATGCGGCTGGTTGCCTCTGGCACTGGCGCGGCCTACGCGACGGCGATGGCCACCAGCGATCAGGCTGGCACTCAGCAGCTGTACCTTCCTGTCGTGCCCGGACAGATCATCCAGTACGGTGGCTGGTCTTACCGGGAGAGCGGAACCGGCGCGGGGTACATCGCCATAGTGGCTTATGATGCGAACAAGGCCACTCCGGTGTACGCCAACGTGCCAACCAGCGCCACTGTAGGTAGCTGGCAATTCCAGCAAGGCACGTACAAGGTTCCGGCCGGAAAATACTTCATCAGCTTCTACGTTCAGGTGGCTTACGCCACGGCGAGCGCGCAGAGGTTTGATGACGTGTTCTGTATACCTGCGCTTGACGTGCAGGTGACGACCAACGGCCAGATCACCGACCAGACGGCCTACCTCCAGTATCAGTCCACGACGCTGAAGTTCAACACGTTTGACTGCCAGCTGATCGATCCAACGGTGATCCCGAACTTGGGAGACGCGGTGACGGTCATTGACCCGAACCTCGCGCTCAGCTGGTCGGGAACCATCGCCAAGATCCAGCACACCTCCGTCTCGGAGAAGGGTGGCCACACGTTCGTCACCATGTCCGCCACGAACACTAACGTGGCGGTGGCTTCGGTGGCGCCGTTTGACCTGTCTGACAATTCTCAGCCAATGCGGAACTGGTCGCAAGACCCCGGCTTTGAGGACGCTACGCTCACGGCGCTGGAGGCGTACTACAACCTGGGTACTCCGGCCGAATTCAGCCAGGACACTGGTTCGCCACACAGCGGAACCAAAGACCTGATGTGCACCACGACCCGGACGGCCGTGGGTACCAACGCTGTCATCCCGAACATGCCTGGTGGCGTCTCGGGCGGGCAGGCTGGTACAACGTTCTTCCCAGTGGCGCCAGGTATGGCGTACACCTTCACGGTGTGGATGAAAACTTCGGCTGGCGCGAAGGGGAACAGCGTGGAGATTCTGTGGTATCAGGATCAAGGCGTCACCCTGTCCGCGATTACACCGTCAACAGCGTTCACGATCCCGAACGGCGCTAACGCTTGGACTCAGCTGGGAGGCGTCTTGGCGGCGGCTCCGCAGGATGCGCGATACGCCCAAATCCAACTCCTCTGCGGTTACTGGGACGGTGTGACCGGGACAAACGCGACCATCCAGCTGGATGATCTGTTCTTCGGTGGCTTTGCGAAGTTCCGCGAGGCGTCTCACAGCTACAGCAAAGACCAGTCAGGCACTAACAAGACGAGTTCGAGCTACCTGACACAGCAGACCGGCCTGTGGCCGCTTCAGACGGTTGACATCACCAACGCTGATCTCGGACTGATCAACCAAGGCTTCACCGTCACTGACGTCCAGATCACTTGGGACATCGACCACATCACGCCATGGCAGCGCGTGACGGTCGGTGATCCTGTCGTTACCATGTCCGTTTGGCTCAACTCGACCAACGCGGGCATCCTTCCGATCACCACCACCAAGATCACAGACGGCGCGGTCACCACCCCGAAGGTCGCGGCGAACGCGATCACGGCGGCTCAGATCGCGGCCGGAGCGATCACGGCCGACAAGCTGACGTCCACGCTTGTCCTGGCCAGCCTGATCAAGGCCGGTTCCGGGACGGCTCACGTGGAGATGGACCAGAACGGCCTGCGAGCCTATGACGGCTCTGGAAACCTCGTGGTCAACATTCCCACGGACGGCGTCAGCCCTGTGACCATCAACGCAAACGTTCTGGCTCAGTCGCTGATCGTCTCCGGGAATAGCGTGTTCCAGGGCACCAAGAACGAGATTGCGTTGGGCTCCACACTACAACTGGACTCCAGCCTCCAGAATCCAGCCCAGGCTCCGTCTATCGCTCAGACTTGGAACAGCGTCAGCCTGCCAGTCAACGCGACATACGACAAGACCAGCACGACCTACAGCCGGTTGGGCCTACACTACGACAGCGCGGGTGGCGCCGGTGGGGCCACGGCGGTGTTCCTCCAGGTCACCCAGAACGGCGGCTCACCTCACGACTACCTGTTGGAGCTTCTGTACTCCGACAGGACAGTTAACCGCGCTCACGATCTCACGGCTGATGGCTTCCAGACTCCTTTGGGCGTCTGTCGGCTCGGCTCGTACGTCTACGTGTTGGGCATCGACGGCGGCACCGGCTCACCGTCGTCTTGGGGCGGCACCGGCTCAGCCACGTACAGCTGGGATTACTCTGGCCCCAACACCGATAACCAGGTGTCCACCGCGAGCTACTACACGGCTCCGGGCGCGGGAACCATCACGAGCATCACCATACGATGCTCGTCATACTCAGGCTCATCCACGTTCTACTTCTGTCTGTGGGACACGTCAGGGAACCTCCTGGCCAACTCCTCAGGCACCGCGCTCGGGACAACGCTGACCGACCAGACGCTGGGCGTGTCCTATCACTGCTCGGCCGGTCAGGGATTCTACATCGGATTCTGGCGCACTAAGGCCAACTACGGCCAATGGGGCGTCAACTCCTCTGGCAGCTTTTACACCCAGGTCGTCTCGGGCATCAGCAGCTTGTCCGGCCGGACGGCCTGCGCAAGCCCGTACACCTGTGGCGACATGAGAGCGTTCGTCACCTACACCCCGGACACCCGCGTGTGGAAGGTTCGGAGGTACGTCCAGTCCACGCTCGCGCTTGACACCACATACGCCAGCATCAGTCAGCTGGCGGCTCCGAACACGCCCATCATGTGCTCGGACGGTACCAACGTCATCATCGTTGACCGCGCGAGCGGCTCCAACATGAAGTACCAGAAGTACGATGGGAGTATGGCGACTGTTGGTAGCCTTGTGGACACAGGCGTCAACCCAGGCAACCAGGTCATGTCCTGCGCGGCAGGGAGTTTCGACCTAGGCGCATGGCGACTGCTCGTTCAGGTGTACACCGCAGAGGTTTACTCCTTTGACGGCACCACACCCACGCCGGTCAATGAGACGGCGAATGAAGGATTCTACGTTGCAGGCAACTCGGCTGGGGGCTTGACGTACGATGGAACGCGGTTCTTCAGTCTCCCGGCGAACGGAGGCGCGGCAGTCAACTTGACCAGTCACTCCACCTGGGTCTGGACAACGGCATCGAGTGTCTACTGGGTGGCCTACACCTGGTACGACAGCCAGGTGTCTCACATTCATGAGACGATGGTCAGCCCCTACGCTTCCATCACGCTGTCGCGGCGCGCGCAGCTGGTGATCACCGCTCCGTCGATACCGGGCACCGGAGGTCTGGACGACCCCAACAACATACGGTACTACGCGCTGCCCAACGCTACACAACCGGCAACCGGCGCGGCGAAGCAGCAGGCCAGTCAGTCGGCCACGACGCTGACGATGACGACCTACAACAGCGGAGGCGCGGCCG